CTAGGAGAGACGTCATGTCTGTGTTGTACGATACGATCGTGAACGAGGACCTTGCCACCAAGGTGATTACCAACAATGACCTTTGCTCCAAATGTGGAGGAGGTTATTGGTGTTCTCACCCTCATGAATGGGTCCTTGAAGCGCCGATCCCCGAAAGTTCTTCGAGGGTCTTTACCGAAACGGAACGAATTTCTTACAAATCACCACCAACCGGTGGGAAATGGTCTGAGATTCGCAAGTCAGGGGCGATTCGGTTCACTGATTATATGGTTGTCAATGAGTTTGTCCGGAATCAGAAACCCAGTGTTAACTGGGTATCCGGAGATAAAGCTCTATTGGTAACCTATAGCTGTAGCACCTGCGGTTTCAGCAATAACTTCTACTCAACAGTAGGAGGATATACTGAGCAGGGGGATTACGCATACTGGAGAGATAAATATCCAGATGCTCCCGTCTACGGCCTTTCGTACGTCGACTACGATTCTTTGCTGGAAACAGCAAAGGGTAATATCGTGGAAGACTCCTATAACGCTTATGACCTGCTCACTGAGCTGGCCGAGCTAAAGGAAACACTCTCCACCATTCGCGCGTTGCTTCACGCAGCGCGAGAACCCCTTGAAGTCTTCTATGAGTTCAAGGATGCCTGGACTAGGGCCCGAAGGAGTAATCGGCGTACTGCCGAATATTCTTCTAAGGCTTTATCAGACAAATGGCTGGAGTTTCAGTACGGGATAATGCCGATTGTTTTCTCAATAAAGGATCTTATTGATCTTAACAAGAGAAAGCACGACATATACTCGACGACACGACAACGCTTCGATATTCCTATCGAAGTGACCGATCCTGACGGCACTAGCACTCACTTCTATGAAGTGGGGGCGGTGTCGGGCTCTATATCCTTAACTGGAAAGAGCCGGTACTCAGGGGAGGTTCTCTCTAATCTGCTTAGTGGCATCACCATAAACCCATTCTTAACAGCATGGGAGTTGGTGCCTTACAGCTTCGTCGTTGACTGGTTTGTCAATGTGGGAGACTGGCTGATTGCTCAGACAGCCCTCTACAGAGATTTGGCCATTGAACGGCGGTTCTGTTACGCCATTAAGACTAGTGGCACGGTTGATACGTTCCTACACCTTGTCGAAGAGAACAGACTCATTGAGCCCGCCCGTAATCCAGGAGTTATTACTTCCTGCGATCCCGGAATGAGCGAAATTATCGTTTATAATGACGATAAAAATGAGGATCTGTTTCTCAAGACTCGGGAATGGAATAATTACCACCGTGTCGTCTTCCAACCACGAGATGTGAAGTTGTCACTAAGCCCCTACCTTGATTGGAAGAGGTTCGTGACATCAATATCACTCTCAGTCCGTCCTTTAATTGATGCCCTAAGGAAGCTAAGATGAGCGAATCCAATCGCAATCTCCAGAGTCTTAACCAAGACTCCTTTGGCGTTACATACGCCGACCCCTTGGACCCGGACTTCAGTGTCCGATTCAAGAACACCCGTGCGAACAAGAACCTGAACGGTGTGAACACCCAGAACTACGTAACCGAGATTATCTGCAATGATAATGCTCCGGTGGTTCTCAACGGTGTTAACGCCACCGACGCGCTTAGCGTCAGGGTTCGAGTAAGCGGCTCTTTCGAGGCGACGGATCGTAAGATCCAGATCCTTAAGAGCTTGGGTGATCAGCTGTCAGCTTGGGCAGATGAAAACGTCCTCGTTGGCTTTACGCCGACGACAGTTCCGTACAATACGGTAACTGACGCTTAGGACGTTGTTATGGACACAACTCAAAGCACTATCCGTGCCTTTAATAAGGTTCTTTCTCAGTTTCATCCTAACGTGGATGAGAGAGACTTCCCGGAGAAGTTCGCTATCAAGCGATTCCATAAGAAGTTTGAAGAACCGTTATCGTCGTCATCAAAAGAAAGACGTGCTGCCTGTTGGCAGTCGTGGCTCGATGATGACAGGCGACTCCATAACATATCATTACCCTCAGGTGTATGGTACCGTGTACGACACAAACTACATCAGCTTGTATCAAACTGCAAGTTTGACTCAGTGGAATTCCCAAGTGGAAGTGAATTCACCTCCACCAAAGGACGGAATAGCGTTGAAGCTAGACTGTGTTCCTCTGATTGGACCTGTACGTATGACAACTTCGAGCTTTTTGCCCGACTTTGTTATCATCACAAGGCCCTCAAGCGAGCGGTTGCACGTCGTTACCATTCCTGGTTCGCCTCCCGGCACTTCGTTGAAACTGAGAGATTTGCCGACCTTATGCTGTATAAGCATTTCGGAAGACAATCTCCCAGAAGTCGGATCGGTTTCGATATATTCGTGTGGAAGTTACAGAGGATCGTAACGTTCACACAGGGTAGCCGTTTTTATACGGTTCCCAAGAATAACGAAAAAGACCGGCCTATAAACATCGAGCCGTTTGGCAACATCCTGGCACAGTTGAGTATTGGCTGTCATCTACGTAAGATCCTAAAAGAATCTTACGGCGTAGATCTAGATAACTTAGCCGGTTTACACCGGATTGGTATCAGTGACGATTCTATCGCCACAATAGATCTAAGCAATGCGAGCGACTCCGTCGCTCTCTCATTAGTGGAATTCCTATTCCCCCGCGGCTTTTATGACCAGATTAAGAAATCTAGGTCGCCCTTCGTTTTAGGACCTGATGGTTTTTACCACCAGATCAAGAAGGTTAGCTCAATGGGAAACGGGTTCACTTTTGAACTGATGACGTTGATATTGACGACTGTCTGTAGAGAGCTGGACCCTGGTGCATCCGTGTTCGGCGATGATATCATTATCGCTAAGCACTTAGCACCGTGTCTGATAAAACTCTTGGAAGAGGTTGGCTTCGTTGTCAACATTGAAAAGAGTTTCGTGGACGGTCCTTTCCGTGAGAGTTGCGGTGCAAACTACCATGATGACTTCGGCTATATCGAGAGTTTCGACTTTCGTTGGGCCGAGAATATTCATGATTGCATCGTTATCTCTAACAAGGTCTCGAGACTTGCGATGTCCTATCGCTCGTTTAGGGAACTTGAAACTGCTCTGCAGCGCTGTATACCCGACGCCTTGCGAGGGGGTGAGAACCACACCTTACTGAATCTAAATTACTTAGATCTAATAGGTAGTGATCTCACCGCGCCAGGTCGCTCCAATTACCATTTAGGCGAGTATTTTCATACCCGTCGACGTGGTCATGCTCAACCTTCATCGAAAGTAAATATCGATGGCATTCGTGAAAACCTACATCTACAGAAATGTGATGTTTCATGGTTCTACGGATACACGTATTTACCTGAACTGAGGTCCAGCACGGTCAGGAATCTCCAGAACCGGAAACACTGGGCTAAGTACGAAATGTACCTGCACAGCGGACTGGTTTCGAAGGATATACTGACTGGGAGCGGTAGGTGGGCAAAGAAACTCTACGTTAGACTCGGGGATCGGATCTTTCGATACGATCTCATTAAGTCTAGCCTCTAGCTTTTCCTAGCCCGAATCCTCGGTAAACCGAGGGGGATCCCGCGAGGGATAACAGCTTACATGACGCAAGTCAAGTAATCAAAACTTCCAGTTTTGAGACGCTGTTTTCTACGG